TATTTATTCACTTTGTTTAGAAACAATCATATGCTGTAGTGCCTTAATAAATGCTTCTTCTTTTTGTTTTACATTCTCGCCATTGTCAACAATTTCTACACGGTTTAAGTTGTTCATGACTTTAGCAAGAATCAGTTGATGATACTTTAGTAATAAATTTTTATCATTACCTTCACGGGCTTTTAAGAAATCTTCTACTAAAACTTGTTCGTAATCAGTATTAGTTTTTTTACGTAATTCAGCAAGCAAGCCTCTTACTGTAATCATATCAGGTTGATTACTGGGGCGACCTGAGCCAACACGGGCTCCGCCTTTCTTGTGTTTTTTGATTATAATTTTCTGTTCCATAATTATTATTTATGCTTAAATACAATAAAGGAACTGATATGAATTATATTTGGAGAAAAGCAACTGGTGTTGATGTTGTTAGCATAGTGAACATGGCTGAGTTTCACTTTCAATTTGAAATTGATAATATTTTTACTCCCGATCCTGTAGCGTATAGTAGGAATATAACATTAGCAATTGTTAATAGTTTTTATAGACCAACTGAAGAACATGTTAGTGTAGCAACATATAATGATCAGTTAATAGCATATACATGGTGTCGTGTTGAATGTGCTCCATGGAGTGATGATCGTATGACATTTGTAAAAATGGCACATGTTAGTTTACAATTACCAGCAATAACTAGAACACGATTAATTATAGATATGTTAGGGATATGGGAAACATTTAGTTACGCAGGAAACATACCAGTTATATGTAGCACAACTATGCGTAAAGATCAATATGGTTTTTTGAAACTACATAGTAAGTTTGGTTATGATGTGCGTGGAAGTTATGCTTACAAACGATTAGACACGACACAAGCCACTCCTGCCAATTAGTTGATACCTAGATTAGAAAATCACAAAATCCTCTAGTTCTTGATAGTGTCAGTGGTGATTTAACTTAATACGCTTTTAAGTTGCCAGCAAAACTTACTCAATTGTAATACACGGTCTTGTGCGTAATTACTTATATGATCATAACCTTCTTCATTACCAACTTTGATCAATTCTTCATAACAACCTTTAAGATGTTCAATGTCATCGTATACACTTTCTAACATACTATCGGCATCACCCAGCATAACATCATCAGCAATATGTGAATCACTTAACACTTGTTGTAAACTGCCAGGCATAAATTCATCCATACTACGCAATATTTCAGCAATTGTATCAATTTGTCCTTGTAGGTCTTCGTATATTTTTTGTAATAGTTTATGATCGCTTACAAAGTTACGACCAATGATATTAACATGAGCAACATGACTACGAAAGTATGCTACAAAATTATCATTAAAAACTTGTTTGAGTTGTTGTTGGGTATCCATTCTATTGTCCTAATACTTTTTGTGCTGCTTTGCGACGAATTGACATTTTCAATGCCTCATCACCACCATACATATCTATCATTCTACGATTTCCACTAGATAATAAGTTTTGTGCCTCATCTGGTGATAATGGTTGTGGTGTAGGTTGATTTAACATCATGTTTCTACTACCACGCATAAGTTGTCCAACTTCACCTTGTCTTGTTCGTTGACCAATTTGACTTTGTTCTAAATAGGGCAATGCTTCATTAACCTGCATTGCTGTACCTACTGGCCCTGCTACTCGTGCTGCTGTTCTTGCTAAAGGAGCAATCGCTCTACCAACTTTAGTCATTGTCGAAGGAAAACTAGATTGTGTTGCTTGTAAAGCAGCACGACCTGCTTCATCTAAATATTGAGGTGCTTTGAATTCTTTAAATGCCTTATCCAAACCTTTTGTATTAATATCTTTTAACAACTTACCTTGATCTTCAGGACTTAATCCGTTTAAAAATGTTGCTGCTTCAACATCAATACCTTTAGGTAAATAACTTATTGCTTGATTGATATTATTAAAAACAGTTTTGCCTGCTTCAGCAGTTTTTTTCATTGTGTCATACATGCTCATAGCACCAACCGGTGGTACAGGACTACCCATCATCATGGCTGTCACATCAATACCTGCTTTTATAGGACTTTGAACATATTTACCTAAAGTTTGTGTGCCTGCTTGTACAAAAGGTTTTATACCTTGTTCATAAACTGCTGTAGGATTTATTGCTTTTCCACTAAATCCAAATGCTGTAGTTGCTGGAGCGCCTATTAATGCTGAAGTTTCACTACTAGGTTCAGGCCTAGTAAAACTTTGTGCTATTTCGTCAACAGTTTTATTTTGTTCTTCAGGCGAAAGGTTTTTAAAACTATCATCAACCTCGACTTTGCGACCATTAATCTCAAGTTTCATTATTTAATTTCTTTCCATTTTGTACCAGTTGAAGTTGTGCCAGTCATTGCTTCTCTTCTTTCACTTTCTTTTTTAGTACCATATAATGGTTCAAGTCCTGCTTTTTTACGCTGTCTATCTATTCCACGCTGTACAACACCAGCAAAATCTTCTGCTGCTTCTTTAAATTCTTTTTCGCTTTGACTTGTATCCATGCGGCTAATTGCTGATTGCGCTTTAGCACCTTCTTTATCAGTAATAGCACCGCCACCTTTAAGTGATTCAAATGCTTGTAAAAATTGCTGACCTTTGATTTCTTCAAACCTTGCTTTCCAATTTGCTCTGTCAGTACCTGGTATAAATTGAAAGCCTGGTTGTACTGTAGCACCAACACTTACACTAAAGCCTGGATGTGTTATTAATTCATTAATTTTTGTTAACAAATAATCTGCTGTATCACTATTTTTACCAACATTAATCTTTGCTTTTGCTACATCTTCAGCAATTTCAGTTGCCTCTTTCTTTTGACCTTCTGCTTGCGCTGCCAATTGTGGGCCAGTTGGTCTTGGTGCCATTGCTGCCGGTGTTTGTCCTGGAATAACAGCGGTACCAGCAGGAGCAACAGTAGTACCTGTAGGTTGTGCGCCTGGTACAGCAGGTCTAGCAACTTGTGGTTGTTGTGTAGTTGGACTAACGGGACCACCAGCGATTTGTGGAGCCATTAATGGTGTATCGCTTGGTTGTAATGGAGCATATCCTGCTGCTACAAGTTGCTGATTATAGGCACGCTGTATCGCCATTTGTTCTTCAGCGGTTTTTCCTTGTAACTTAAGGTTCATTTCTTGTACTAGTCTAGTTCTTTGATCAGCCAATGTGCCTGTTGAACTTTGTGGTCTGAAACCTTCCATTGGTTTACGACCTTTATCAGTTTGTACATAACTTCTTCCAGTTTTCTCATCAGTTACAACACGACCAACTTCACCTGTCTTATCATTTACATATGTACCACCAACTACACCAAGTTTTTGACCAGCACCGACCATAGCCTTCTTTAACATATCTTGGCTTAATTGATTGCCTTCCATGTCAATACCACCAACGACTTTACCATCTGCTCTGGTTTTTAACTGAACAACACTTTCAGTACCATCTTCTTTTGTTATAGTTGTTTGGCTATATTTGGTTGGAACAAGACCTAACTTTGCTGCTTCCATTCGTGCTGACTCAGGACTTACAAATCCTAAAAAGAATAACTTTAAATAACTGCCCTTTTCATCTTCAGGATCACTACTTAATATATTACCAATTTTCTTTGTATCATTAGTTTGTAGTATTTGTTTACCTTCACGCTCTGCTAATTGTTTATTGCGTTCTGTATTCATTAATTCAAAGGCACGATCACTTGCTAATGTTTGTATATTACTAGGTGTGCTAGGATCGTCTTTTAACTTCAATAGATTTTGTACATTATCTTGATTTGCTAAAAAGTTTTGATTGTATTGTTGTAATCTTTGTTGTGCCTGTAATTCACCTTCAGTACCTTCTGCTCCAGCGCCAACACTTGGTAAACCTAATATACCGGTAGATGGTTGTTGCTGTTGTTGTGGTTGTGGTTGTGGTCTCATGTTAGCACCACTAGCAGGTGCTTGACCCAATTGTAATCGTCCTTGTACGGCCTTTTCAAATCCTTCCATACCACCAAATTGTTGTGCTTGTTGTGGATTAAGTTGTCCTGTCTGTAAATATTGTTTTAAACCACCAGCGCCTAACAAATGTGCTGCTGCTAAGTTTCTATCACTAGGTTCTACACCAAGATTTTGTAATTGTTTTGCGAACACATCAAAACTAGCACGACCAACATCTTGTTGATTTGCTTGTTGTATAGGCACATTACGAAATTGTGGGAACATTTTTTGTATTTCTTGGTATTGTGGTTGTGTAATACCATATGGTCCATATGCTGTGCTTGTTCTAACACCTTGCTGATTAGGTGGATAATGAAAACCAATATTAGGTCTATTACCACTTTCCATACGCTGTGTATAATCTAACAAATTTTGTCTTGGTTGTACTGGACCAGCAACTTGTTGTGGACTAACTTCTTGTGTTGTTGTTCTTGTTTGGCTACCATCGGCATATGTTGTGACTTCAGTTTTACCAACTTCAGTTTCACCCATACGCTTACGCTGTTCTTCTATACGCTTGCGACGAGTTTCTTCATCTTCATACCCTTCGTATGGATTAGCCATAAAATCTACATTAAATGCCATATTGTTTCCTTATTAGAAGCCCCACTGTGCTCCAAATTTCATACCAGTTGTTGTTTGACCTTGTGTACCAGCAAAATTAGGATTGTATGCTGCTGAAGGTGTACCAAATATTACACTTGCGTATCTGTTATACAAATCTTGTGGCATCATACTTGCTTGTGCTGCTGTACCTGCTGCGCCAACTGCTTGACCTAATCCACCTTGACCTAATCCAGCAAGTGTTTGTGCTGCTAGGGCTCTTTGACTTGCTACATCTTTAGCAATTTGTGCTGCTGTGCCCATCATTGCTGATTGTGTTTGTCCAGCAAGTTGTCTTTCTGCCAACGCCTGTCGTGCTGAACCTAGATTACCAGTACCACCAAATTGTGCCCTTTGATTTGCTATGTTCTGCATGTACTGTGCTTGCGCTGGACCCATTGCTGCCATGACTTGTTGTCGTTCATAATTAGGATCAAACAAACTTTGTAATCCAGTTACACCTGTGCGTAGTGCTGATTCACCAGTCTCGCCTAATGTTTCTTGTGCTTGTCGTGCTGTACCAGCAAGATTTTGTCCTGCTTGCGTAACACCAGGAACTGCTTGATTATATACATCAGTAGCACCACGAACTGCTGCTTCATAAGTGGGTGCTATAGTTCCTGTAAAGAAGCCAGTTTGGGCAGCAATCTGTGCCTTCTGTTCATCAGTTAATGTTGGAGTAGAAGTTTGTGTACTTTTTCCGAAACTCATTGTTTTGTTTCCTTATATCTATTATTTAGTATTTACGGCCCACCTTGTTGTATCTGTGCCAAATAATCAGTATATGCCTGACTATTTTGAACATACGCATTAGGATTAGCATTACTAATGTTTGCTAATGTGTTAGCAGGGGCTATTGGTCTAATTGGTATAGTTGGTAAGAATGTCATACCTGTAGTTGTAGGTTGTATAGCACTTAGTTGCTGTGGTACAATTCTGTAATTAGGATTCGTAGGTGTAGCAACTGGATAGTTTACATTGTACTGAGTTTGATTGGCAAATATACCTCTTAATTCTTCTGGTGTTAAACTACTTGTGCGAATGTTTTGTATACCAAAGGGTGTTACTGGTGCTGTTGGGGCTGTGTTATAGAATTGCTCATTAAACGTTGGCCCAGGCTGTAACATTCTAGCACCATAATAAAACTTGCTTTGTACTGGACTTGTTGTTTCATAGAATGGAGTAGGAGCGATTAGTCCTGGATTTAAATATCCTGTTGCTAAATTAATATTGCCAATTAAGTTTTGATATGGTGTATTACTAATCACAACATTAGCATTTGGAACTAAGTTAGGGATGTTAGGTATGAATACATTAGGTATAACATTAGCGTTTACATTGGCATTAGCGTTACCTATAACATTACCTATCACATTACCATCTATATTACCAACTATATTTCCAACAACATTGCCAACAATGTTACCAACAACATTAGCATTACTATCAACATTACCAATTACATTACCTAATGTATTGCCAACAACATTAGCATTACTATCAACATTACCAATTACATTACCTAATGTATTGCCAACAACATTGCCTAATACATTTCCTGATAGATTACCTGAGACATTACCTATGGTATTACCAACAACATTGCCTAATACATTTCCTGATAGATTACCTGAGACATTACCTAAGGTGTTACCTAAAGCATTTGCTATGGTATTTGCTGTGTCAAATACATTAGCATTACCTAAGTTTCCTGTGTTAATTGTTATAACATTACCATTGCTTACATTTCCAACGTTTCCTACATTGCCTACATTACTTACTACACCAACGTTGGCGATGTTACCTTGTGGTCCTGTTGTTATGATTGTAGCATTGCCAACGTTACCCACGTTTCCTACGTTACCAACGTTACCTGCGTTAGCAACATTACCTTGTGTTGTAACGGTTATATTAGCATTTGGTTGTACTGGACCAATAGCAACATTAGCAAGATTACTACCAGTTGTAGGTATTACAACATTACCTTGTGCGCCACCTACGTTACCACCAACATTGCCTGTACTTACATTGTTTGCTAATGTTATATCAGTGCTTGGTGCTATATTGGCGGCAATTGCTCTGTTTACTGAATCAGTTAAATTTGTATAATTTAATTGTGATAATAATTGATTGGCTTCATCTTGCGTATATCCAAGTTTAGTCATAGCAGCATAACGCAATGCTTCTTCTGCGCTAGGACTGCTAATCATTCCTTGATTGTACATGTACATTACATCATCTGCTGTTGTTATATTAACAGCCTCTTGTATTTGTTCTAGTGTCATTGCTGAGGCACCGCCACCGCCACCTCCACCTCCACCGCCACCACCTCCGCCACCACCACCGCCACCACCACCGCCTGCCGTGGCTGTTTCTGATGTTTGTGTTGTATCAGTAGGTTGTGTTACAGGAGGTGTAACAGGAGTAACTGGTTTAACTTCATCTATCTTTTGTTGTAACGCTGCTGTATCTATTCTTTGTAATATTTGATCGATTTGATCTTCAGATATGTTTTCATTGCGTAATGCCTGACGCATTAATTCAGTTGCGTCTGTGCTTGTAACTTGTTGTGTGTCTATAGCAGTCTTTATTTGTTCAACTGGTAATTTATCAATGTTATCAACCATTAAGTCAATAAAATCAGGTTGTATTGCTTCAGGTTGTTGAGGACCAACGCCTGTACCAATTACTCCATATTCACTGACAATTTCTCCTGCGCCTGGTGTTGAACCAGTACCTGCTAATGCTTCTGTTGAACTTGTTACATCACTTGTACCTGTACCATATATACCACCTATTACTGGTTCGCCTGTATCTCCATTAATGCCAATGATATATTGTTGCGGCGGTTCGATAACATTACCAGCACTATCTAAATTATATGTACCTCCAGCATCAGTAATTACAGTATAGGTTCCATCAGTATTTTGTCTTACTGTACTTCCACCTCCTACACTTGCTACAATATTAGGATCAATAGTTTCACCAAATGCGCCTGGTGTTTGTGTTACTTGTCCCGTACTTGATACATCAGCACTAGGCTGATCACTTACAACTTGTCGTGCTAATATTGTATTAACATCTTCTACAGTAGCACCAGTTGCTTGCAATACATCATTTGCGCTTATACCATATTGTGCCATAGCATTGTTTAATTGTTGTACTTTTTCCTCAACACTGATTGGTTGACTCATTAAGTCATTGACAAAGTTTTGTATGTTAGTGTAGTATTGCTCATTACTCATACCAGTACTCAACGCACTTTCTAATCCACTACTAATGCCAATTGGTAATTGATAATCTTCAGGACCTTTTTCATTACCAACTAGTAAACCTGGATCAACACCTATACCAGTAGCAGGTATGTTAGGTTCATATATATCATCGAAGCCACCTAAATCAACCTCACCACCTGTGCCTGGGACATAATCACTTGCTGTATATGTTGTAATAGGTACACCACTATCACTTATACTTGTGCTTGGTATGTAAGTTGGTTCAGTATATGTATAATTTGTAATTGGCGCTGGGCTAACAACATATCCTGTTTCTCCAGTTGTAGTATCTACAACAGCAGGTAATGTAGCAGTAGGACCACTTACATCTTGTCCAATCTCATCACGCAAATCTACGCCTTGTCCAGTAGGTAATATATAATCACCTAAGTTCATAACACCTGGGCCACTTACTTCTAAGTCGCCTGTCATATCACCATAACTTGGCACGCCGTATGTTGTGTCTACAAAAGTGTTTACATTGCTTGGTTCATCGTAAGTGATACCACCCATTCTATGAAAAGCAGCATATGGATCTACTGGTTCGGGTGTATAAACTGGTTCAGGTGTATAAACTGGTTCAGGTTCGTAATATGTTGGTGCTGTATATGCTGGTTCACTATAAGTAGGTTCTACATATGGTGGCACATATTCATCTGGTTCGTTATATCTGTTATAACTTTGTTCTTGTACAGGTTGATCATAAACACCATATCCATTACTATACATCCAACTTAAATCATCATCTGTAGCGCCATATTCACGCAAGACACTTGGTGTGATACCATTGGCATTGAACCAATTTATTTTGTCACTTGGGCTATAACTTTCCCAGTTATTTGGTAATGATACTGCCATAATTGTTTACCTTATTTTAAGAAGTCAGGCACGATTGGCCAGTTTATATCTATCGGATAATTTGGTTGATCAGTTATATCTAATAAATCTTGTCTATAGTTTGCTACTTGTAATTGTTGTAATGCGTTCATGCTTTGTAACCAAATTGGATTTACTTTGTCAACATAATTAAATAATTCTTTTCGTACTTGCCTAACTTTACTATCAGTTAATTCAATATCTAATATCCAATTTTCTGTTTGTAAATCAAAATGATATACATGCCAATATTTGTTAGTAGGCTTTTTTGGATATAATAATGGCGTGTTGCGAAGTATATAATATTTTTCTTGGTTATACATACCAACAATACTGTTTTCAGATTTAGCACGAAACTCATCTGAAGTATGACCAATAATTTTACCTGTTCTTTTATCGTAAAGTGTATACATGTTAAAATTTTAATAATGTTGCTGATAGACTTATATTTTCTAAGTAAACACTCTGTAAATCAGGATCACCATCGTTTACTCTTAAAAATAAATCTAATACATAAAACCAACGTCCAATACCTGGATTGTCAATGATACTTACAAATATTGTATCACCAATACTAATCGTTCCTGGGTTACCTGTGTTACCAGTAAACACATTATTATCCTGTGCCAATTCTACTGGATCTATATATGTATTAGTTTTATAACCAATATTGGTAACAAAATACCGTGTTATACTAAAAAACACATTAAAATCAGTATTGGGATCAGTTGCCGACCATTCTAAAAATGGTCTACATTGTGCTGAAATGATAACACGATCTTGTTCACCAAAACTGTTTATAGTTGCTTGCGCTGGTGTAAAAATTATAGTACGATCTGGTATGCTTGTACTAGGCAAAGTATCTTGAACATATGGTGGTAAGTTGTTTGGAGGTATATAACCACCATCTCCATTCCAATAACCAATCGTGTTTTGTCCAATGCCAATTGGACTTTGTAATATAGTATTAAGACTATCTAATAA